TCTAACTTTTGCTCAATTCGATCTAACCTATTGTCTTCTAACATTACAGCGTACCGGCTAGTTTAAATAGATCATCCATTTGTTCGTCAGTTAGTCCCAACGCTGGCTGCAAAACAGCAACCCACGTAGAGTTTCTTTCTACTATAGAAGCATATTCCCACTCAGTAGAAACTTTACTTTTGTCAGGCTCTGGAATTAAGGCAATGCTGTCGTCTATTACAGACAGCAACCCTTGCTCTAACAGAGCTAAACGAGCTTGCCGCATAGATACAGTAGTAGTTTCACGCCATCTTGTAAGCGCCTCTGCTTTTTCTGCATCAGTTTTTTCTGTTACAGTCCACGTTTGAGTAAAAGCATCGTCTGACTCAACCCAATCAAAAGAGGTTTTGTGAGTAAGACTGTCATAAACAGGCTCTTCAACAGTGACACGCGGTTTAGCAACACCCGTAGTAGACGATGGCGTTACTTCTGCAGGCAATACTGCAATAGCATCCCAAAAAGCTCTTGCTCTTTCGCCGCCATTTTGAGCGACAGTTTGCAGGTTTTCATCACTAAAGTCGTTAGTTTGAGTGTTTATCCAGTAGTCAGGAAAACCGTCTTTGGTATACCGTAGCTGTACCTTTAACTGCTGTGGAGATATAATAGTAAACTCGTAGTTAATCATTATAATTACCTAAGATAAAATAATAGTACACGCTGCGTTGTAGTCGCTGCCCCCACCGCCAAAGGCTCCGGGGTTTCCGGTGGAAGCGGGACTTAAATCGTATGCATCCATTCCTGTAGCCCTTAAAGTTCCGTAAGACCCTTGCCGAGTATTCGACAACGTGTAACCTGACGGAGCCGTTGCTGTAATTAGGTCATCATCCAAATGCCCCGTGATGTACACAACTTTGCCTGATCCTAAGACGTAACCGGGTGGGTTAGGCATCCCGCTAGTGCCTGTAGATACGGAGCCGTACAGAGCCGCTGACGATACTCCCCTAAACATTGAAACACAAATAGCAGCGGCCTGTCCACTTCCACCACTAAAGGTGATAGTGTCTGTTCCGTTGTACGTTCCCGCAATAACCCCGTAACCAACGCCGTAGCTGCCCCAAGCAAGAAAAGACGGGCTTGTTAATCCAGAAACAGTAGGCTGAGAACCAAGAGAGCCGTCACACGCAAAGGTCATCATAACCAAATCACCTGACGTTCTTCCTGATATAGAACTCAGACTTAACTCCGGGTACAAATTGCTCAAGTAGCTAATGCTACCGTTTCTGCTGTGATTGCCTACAAACTCTGGCGCACTACTTGCTCCGTACCACTCACTAAACGCCATTTGAACGCCAGAAGATTTACCAATCAGCGCTCGTATATCAGCATCGTTGATCGACGCCTGAGTACCAGAAGTACCACCAGCCTCAATATGGATCTCGTTAAGCGTTATCTGCCCACTAGAGGGAAGCGTCATTCTTTAGTGCCTCTACTTCTGCTCGTAACTCCTTGATTGCCTCTAGCAGCAACGGCACAAGCCGTGGGTAATCAACGGTTTGATAGTTTTCACCTGTTACAGAGTTACCCTCGCCATCGTTGTCAATAGGGGCAAGGTGTACTACCTCTGGCATAACATCGGCCACAGACTGTGCAGACACACCAACCTGCTGATCTTTACCCTCGTAACCTAGCTCGTTAGCTGTGTCGTTATGCGTGTAATAGAACGTCTCAATTGCATCTACCTTGTCCAGTGCGTTCTCAATCTTGCCTGTCTTGTCCTTGAGACGCTCGTCTGAGTAGTAGGCGTAGACGTTACTGGTAGCGAGGAGGTTACCGGTGATGCGTCCGCCAGAGGCGTAGGTGTATATCCTCTGGGTACCGTTGTGGTACATACTGGTCTGAGCGCCATGGGTCCCTACGAACATCCACTTGTTGTTGACGTCATCGTAGAGGCCCGTGGTGCTTCCGTTGTTGTGCATGAAGACCGCACGGCCGTTAATGCTGTAGCCTTCGTAGCTACCCGTAGCGCCGCCGGAAACTTGAAATGAACCGTAGTTGCCTGACACCGCAGTGTTGTACGTTAGGGTAGGCTGATTACCGGAGTGGTACACCTCCTGCAAGGCACTCCAAGTGTTGCCACTGCCAGAACTGTTCTTAAAGTACAGGTGGTTATCGGAGCCAGTGCCTGAGTAGCCGATCAACTGCCATGCGGCGTAGCCGTCACTCCACCCCTTAGCCGTAATAGCGGACCACCAAGACCCGTTGATCTCGTCGGTAAACTCGCCGTAGATAGACTTATCGGGGTAGTCGTTAGGGGCCAGTAGCGCGGCGCGAGTGTCGTGCATTGTCTGCTTGTCAGAGTCGGTCGCGTTAGCGGATGTCCCTGAAGATGTGATGTACCCAGCGGTCGAGTGGTCGCCCCAGCCGTATGCGGTGTCCCACTGCCCCTGTTTTGTTGTGGTTGGTATGGAGTAACCTGCTGTAAAACTAACAGCCAGAGTACCACTACCCGTGACAGGAGATCCTGAAACTGTCAGGCCTGTGGGCGTAGTCATAGCTACGCTTGTAACGGTTCCTGCTATATCTTCCCAAGCAGACCCGTTATACACCTTCATGCCTGTACCGCCTGTATTAAAATACAAGGCTCCAGTAGCTAGTGCGTCCCCATCGTTGTCTAGGGTTGGGTCTGACGCTTTTGCGCCTAAGTAACGATCATCAAAATCGTCGTATGATGCGGCGGCGTTAGTAGCACTGGTTGCCGCGTTAGTTTCGCTAGTAGCAGCATTAGTTGCTGATGTAGCCGCACTTGAGGCGCTGTTAGATGCGTTTGTCTCTGACGTAGCAGCATTAGTAGCACTAGTGGCTGCGTTTGTTGCTGACGTAGCAGCATTTGATTCTGATGTTGCTGCGTTTGTTGCACTCGTGCTGGCCGCAGACGCTGAAGATGCCGCGTTTGTTTCAGAAGTCGATGCAGCAGACGCGCTAGAAGCTGCGTTTGTCGCGCTAGTAGACGCAGAAGACGCACTAGATGCAGCGTTGGTTTCGCTGGTTGCTGCGGCTGATTCGCTAGAAGCGGCGTTGGTTGCGCTTGTCGCAGCACTGGTTGCTGATGAAGCTGCATTAGTTTCACTGGTGGCAGCATTTGTTGCTGACGTAGCTGCGTTAGTTGCACTGGTAGCTGCTTCACTAGCTTTTGTTGTTGCTGTGGTTGCACTAGAGGCCGCACTGGTTGCGCTAGTCGATGCGTTAGTCGCACTCGTAGCAGCACTAGTCGCGCTTGTCGCAGCAGCAGTTGCAGACGTAGATGCCGCACTCGCTTGCGTAGTGGCCGTAGTTGCGCTTGAGGCCGCACTAGTGGCACTAGAAGCAGCTGCGGTGGCGCTTGCTGCGGCGTTAGTTTCAGATGTTTCTGCGTTTGTTTCTGCAGTTTCAGCAGCAGTCTCGCTCGTGGCAGCAGCTGACGCACTAGCAGCAGCAGAACTAGCACTAAGCGCAGCCTCAGTAGCACTGTTCGCAGCAGCGGCAGCGTCTTGTGCTACTTCGTTGGCAATTGCGTTGTTGCTAGTTTCAGCGCTTCCGCCGTAACCACGATAAATAGGCATAGACTACTCCTGAAACAACAGAAAGAAAAGGGGGCCATTGCGACCCCCTGTGTCAAACTTACTCGTCAGCGATGGCGATGATAAAGCCAGCTTCAGGACGGTAGGTTTCAACGCCGTACAGAGTATCAGCCGTGTACAGAGTAGAGAGGTACTCTTGCTTGTACTGGGTCTGAGAACGTACAGCCAGCTGCTCTGCCATTACAAGGGCGTCCTTGTGGAAGAACAGACAACCACGGGTGTCTACAGATGACGCAGTGTTCTGAGCAGCGACTTCCAGTACAGGAGCGTTGCTAGAAACGTATACGTCTACACCGTAGAGGTTACCGATGAGGCCTGACTCAACACCACGGCCACCAACAAAGTCGGAAGACACGTAGCGATCAATGCCCATGATTGACTTACGAGCCGCAGGTGGGATCACCAAGTTGCGTCCGTCCATCGGTACATCGGCATCGTCCATGAGCTTGATAGCTTCACGGAAAGCAAGGTCAGTAAAGTTGTCACCAGCAGTTACAGTGTCAACAGCGTAAGCAGCGAGGCCGCTAGAAGCGTTAACGTAGTAGCTGTTGCTGTTAACCCAATCTGCACCAGTGTTGGCGGGAGACTGAGTACGAGTACCGTCACCAAAGCCAGTAGCAGCGTTGATGAGGTCAGTGTCAACCTTCAGAGCCAGAGCATAACCAGCATCATCAGTGTAGAACTGACGCAGAGAGGACAGAGCCTGTACTTCTACGATGTCTTCAATGAGACGCGAGTATTCAAAGTGACGATCAACGTCAATGGTCAACTCTGCTTCGGTGTTAGCGATAATCGTAACTGCAGTGTCAGCCGCTTTTGCGTTAGCGTCACCACGGGTGGGCTTGGGTACATGAATACGGTCACCTTTCTTGCCCGTCATAGACAGACGCTTGACAAGGGGAGCCATCTTCAGGTTCTTTTGGTAAGCGGCAATGATTTCATCCGACCAAATTTCGGGGATAAAAGTTGCTGCTTCTGTTTTCGCGGTAATACCAGCCGCGCCGGGATAAGTTGCAGTAGCCATGATATTTCTCCTTTAGGCTATTTGACTCGACCCTCGGCGTATGCTTTTAAAATTTCGTCCGACATGGACTGATAACGCTCGGGGTCAGTCTTCATTAGTTTAATAATGTCAGCACGACGATAAATTTTTCTTCGTGATCCTTCAGCTGCTCCACGGGCGTTGCCTGTGTTGGCTGACTTGAGTGTGTTTTTACGTGCTTGTTTTTCAACAGAGGCTGTCTGTTTAGCTACGTTGTTTCTCTCTTTCCAGAGATCAAACAGTTCGTTAGCAGCATCGTAATCGTACATCTGGTCAGCTGTTACAAACAACTGTGTTCTGACTTTTGATCCTTTGATCCATTCAGCAAAGTTAGGATCTTTCAGGATTTGCTCCATGTCTGGATGCCTAGCCTGAAGTTGTCCAAGAGCCGCTTGCTTATGGTTTTCAAAAGCAGCTGCTTCTGCTTGTCGGATTTTAGGATGATTGTCAATAGCCCGATCAACAGCGGTTTTAGGATCGACAAAGAAATCTACATCTTCTTCTTCGCCGTTAGTTTGCTGTGGTTGAGGTGCTTGTTGCGCGAGTTGTGTCTGAATGTAGCTGTCAACAACGGAACGTAGCTCACCAACTTCCGTACTCTGTTTGCCTGAAAACTTCTCAAGCTCTTGGTGCATCTGTACAAGTTCTTCTACAGATTTACCTTGGTACTTTTCTGGTAGTTCTGTTTCAGCTTCTTGAGTTTCTTCCTCTACAGGATTCTCAATACCGTCTTGCTCTAGTTCTTCTGTTGTTTCAATTGGTTCTTCTTCAGGACGCTCGTCAAGTAATTGTGCGCGTGACATATATAAACTTACCCCGCCTAGTTAGGTTATGGAGAAATAAAATGGGAGTTATCCTTTAGGGTTCCCGATTAGATTGCCCAGCCTTCTCGTGTTCACGTACCCACTTCATGTGCCTCCCCGGAAAATCACCGGATGCACCTTCAAGTATGTGTTGAGTTGCTGATACAATTTTTGTAGCGTTGGCTCCACATCCGCACCTACTGGATGTAGTACCTGCTTCTACAAATTCTTCAAATACGTGTCCGTTTGTACAACGAAAATCAAATACTTTAATCATCTTCGTTTTCGGTTAGTTCTTCGTAGCTGTTAGTAACGGCAGGTTCTAAGTTGAGTAAGTAGGCTAATATGTTTAGCTGTCCCTTACGAAAGAACATATCGTCACTATCTTTAGCAGCTTCGATACTGTTAATTTG